GGCGAGTCCCTTGTCAGCCGCGCTCTGAATGTAGGCAGGAACATCAACCTGCGCGCGGATGGCGTTCTGCTCTTCGGTGGTATCCATCGTTGAGGCGATTGCCTCATCTGGAGTTAGCGCCTCAAGCCCCAACTCACGAGCCATAGCGCGAACATCAGCGTCGTTGTCTACGACCATCTCAATGTTGTCGGCGCCAAACTCCTCAATGAGCAGTTTGTACTTGTATTCCTTGAACGCCAGCCCCGTGGCAAACGGCGTTCCCTCAAAGTCGTTTAGGTGTACGGCCTCAACGCCAGCCACCTTGTTCTCCTGAAGCCAAGCGCGGGTCTCTTGCAGTCGGTCAATGCTACGCGCGCTCACGACGATGATCTGCTCTTCGCCGCTCATTACTTGCTCGTTGAGCCAGTCGATGTAGGGCTGATTCGGCGTGTCACCAGTTGTCGTCAGCGTGCCGTCAATGTCGGTAATGATGTAACTCACTTAGGCGGTTCCTGTCCGATCGTGCCGATGTTCAGCGGCTTCCAATAGTCATTGCCGCCATCTACCGGCGAACGATCTTCAAGCGAGCGCACCTCGTTCACGCTCAGGAAGCCGTTGTTGAGTGCGGTTGCGTACGAGTTGTATCGCTCCTGCGTGGTAGCGCGAAGCAGACCGTCAAGCGTGAACTTGAGGAAGGTCTGCTCTGAGCCAGGCACGAGGCGCTGGAACGCAGCCTCGATGCGAGCGATGAGTGGGCCGAGCCCGAGGCGCAGCCACTCGATGCCGATCAGTTCAACTGAGGCATAGGAGGTATTGCCGCCTGGAACCTGCAGCAAATGCAGAGGCACGCCATACAGACGCGCGATTGACTCGACCGAGTAGTGCATTGTCTCAATCAGTTGCAGGTCGGACACCTTCGCGCCGAGCTGCTGGAAGTCTGCGCCACCAGTCAGGACGGCGACCTTGAAAGCGTTCTTGACGCCGCTGTTGCGACGCGAGAATCCGTTCCGAAGCGCGTCAGCTTGATCCTGCGTGAGTTCGCCCGGCACCTTGACGATGCCGCCGACGCTTGCGTTGTTCTCATAGAACTTGGCGCTGAACAGCGCGGTAGCGCTGGCAAGGCCGAGCGTGACCTTGTGATGCTCGATCGGCGACAAGCCACGATGGTTCTCGTTACCGCCCTGCGCGAACAGGGTGATGTGAACGATGTCATCAGTGGTCAGGACGGTTGCCCCAGCGTCAGTGCGGATGTGATACAGCGGCTCGCCATCTTTGCCGCTCTTGATCTCAATTTTCTGCGGGTCAAGGACCCGAGTCTCTACGACATCGCCAGAGGTGTTACGAAGCGCAAGCACAAAGGCGTTGCCGTCTAGCAGCAAGCTACTTGTTACACGATGCTTGAAGTCAAAGGATGTGAAGTTGGGGTTGTTCGGAATGGGGTTGTCCATCCAGCGCGGGCGCGGACGATACGGTCGGCGCGTTCCGTCGATGCGGATGTAGGTGTCCCACGGCAACGAGGCCACGGTGTCCGCGTACAGCTTGACTGCCGCGTAGACCGCGCCGATGCTCGTGGCGTTCTGCTGGTTGACGACGACCCCGGCGTCGGCGACTGAATCGGGGGAGAACCATCGCCCGCCGATTGTCCTCTGGTCGGAGTTGCGTCCTAGAACGCGATCAAGGATTCCCATTCGTCTCCTTAGAGTTCAATCCACTTGACTTCGGCGCGTGGCTTGGGCGCTACGGCGCTGCCAAGTGTACCCGCTCGGCTGTGTGCCATTAGCGCTGCTACCAGTAAGTCGATGCGCTTCAACGAGTTCTTTGACTCCTTGCGGATCATAAGCCCATTGCGAGAATAGTACGGCGTGGCATTCGCAGCGTGGCGAGACAGACGCGGGTCACCGTCGTGCTTCACCTGCTTATTGACTACCGCGTCGTAAAAGGCTGCCGTCGCAGGCACCATACGCGCAGGCGTTTGCGGGAATTCCACGACTGGAAGTCCAGCCTGCGCCCAGGCTTCCATTGAGCGCTGCCAGCGGAACGGGTCGCAGACCACTTCGCGCACGTCGTACTCACGACAGATGTCCAGCATCTTCGCCTCGACTTCCTCTACCGGGACGCGCCAGGCGAGGTCACCGTCCAGCGGGCGTTCCCAATGGCCGAGGACAAAGATCGCCTTGTCAGCGACGCGACAGGCGACGATCGCCGTGGAGTCGTTGGCGAACGAGCCGTCAAAGCCCAGCACAATCGGGTCAGTGTTTGACAGCATCAGTTGCGAGTCCTTGCAGGCGTCCCACGTCCCAGTCGGCAGGAAGGCAGTAGCCGAGGACACCCACTGGTTCAGCCGCTTGGTGCGGAACTCAGCCTCCGGCGTGCGCCCCTTTGCCGAGGTCAGGTCGTCAATGCTTAGGAGCGGCGGCTCGCCAAGCAGCCCAGGGTTCGCCTCAGCCCAGCGCGACTCGTCGGCATAGGCGTCGTCTGCTGCCTCCCACCACGCCATTCCGATGGTTGGGTCGTCCACCTCGCCAGCGATCCTCCGGCGTGCGAGCTGGTAAAGCGTGTAGGCGATGGAGTCCACGCCAGTCGAGTCGATCCGCTGACCAGCCGTCGTGATCGCCACAAAGAGGGGCGATCGGCGAGCGCCCATCGAGAGCGACAGCACGTCAAAGAGTTCGCGTGACGGCCACGCTGCCAACTCGTCAGCGATTACGAGCGAGGCGCTGAGTCCCTCCTTGGTGAAGGCTTCGGACGAGAGCGCCTTGTAGACGGCGCCCGTCGGCTTGAACTCCATCGCGTCGCGGAACACCTTGATCTGCTCGCTCAGTTCGGGCGACATCTCAACCGCCCGGCGAGCGTGACTCATCACCAACTTCGCCTGGTCACGGTCTGCAGCAGCCGAGTAGATCTCGCCGCCCTTGTCGCCGTAGAGCCCGAAGAACAGGGGCAGGGTTGAGGCAAGCGCGGTCTTGCCGTTCTTGCGGGCGATGCCAGTCAGGTAGAAGCGGTGGGTAAAGGTGTCGTCAGCCTTGCGGGCAAGCATCCGGCGCAGCAGGCGCCGCTGCCACTGCCTGAACCGAAGCGGCTCACCAGAGGTCCCCGCGATGGAGTCCTTGGCGATCGGGACAAGGTCCTCTGCGAAGTCGGCGACGATGTCTCCCAGACTGTTACTAAGATCAGCAGGGGCGACGGGCGTCAGCCAGCGTGGCGGCCACCCTTCGCCAGCAGCCTCTCGCGGTACTTGTCGATCTTGGACTGGCTTTCGACCATTGCGATCCCGAGCTTCGCTCGGTCCGCTGGAGTCAGCCCCAGTTGGTTCATCCACTTTCGTATCGAGTCCTCCGCTGAAGCCCTCATCCCCACAGCCGGGTGCGCGTAGGCGTAGCCCTTGTCCGTGAACAGGACTGGTCCGTCGACGTTGATCCTAGCCGAGAGATCGGCGTGGAACTCGACTGACTTGCAAAGCATCGTGAGCGCCTCGCGGTCAGAGACAGCGATCCACGACCCAGCGTTCTCTACGATCCGTAGCCAAACCTCGGTGGCAAGCGGTCCGAGTCCCTCAGGAACCCCAGCCTCAGTCACCCTTGGCAGGCTGTTCTGCAGTTGCACGACCGGCGCGCGGTCAGGCCGAAGCGTCCCGCGCTTCTTCTTGATCTCGTTCGGAATGCGTGCTGGCCCTGGCATTATCCCCCCTACCCTAACTTGCCTGCGCCTGCGCGGCACTCGGCGCTGGATACATAGGCACGCGTGCTCAGTAGAATCTTGACCGCCCCGCCAATCAGGCGACGATGGGAACGCGAGCGAGTGCTGTCGGATCGCCAGCGTCGTGCCAGCCGGAGATCGGCACCTGCGGCGTGTTGACCTGCGCCTTGTAGAGGTTGAGCAGGTCAGGCAAGTGTTGATCTTCCTTGTCGCCAAGCGTGGCGATCCCTTGGCGCAGTTGCTCGATGTCGGCGAAGCGGTAGAGACCGATGCCGACGCTCGCTGGAAGTCGATCGTGAACCCATACCCCGTAGGCGTTGACGTAATCCCAAGAGCGGTCAGTCAGGCGAGAGACGCCAACCCAGTCGCCGGTCGGAAGTGGTTGAGGCTGGATCAGGGTGTCGGCATAGACCACCAGCAGCTCGGTGTCATCGTCAAAGAGTCGGAGGTAGGCGGCGATCGCACCGACTGGGCCGTCTGTCTTAGCGTGAGGGACGATGCGGTCTGCCCACGTCAGGGTTGCCGCCACCTCAGCGTCGTCCTCTGGTCTGACCACGACAGCAGTCTGGTAGTCGATGAGGGCGCGACGATGCCACTCGTGGACTGGTATCCCACCAGCAGTGAGCAGCAGCTTCTGCTTGCCGCCAAGCCGCGTTGACTTGCCAGCCGATAGGATCAACGCTCTCACGGTCGACTCTCGTGCCACCACTTCGGGCTGAGCCGGTACGTCCACAGTTCTTCAGGGATGTGCTTGAAGGTTGCGCCGTTGCGGTACATCGCCTGCCACATCAGTAGGTCATAGGCTTCCTTCTGCGGTACGCCGCCGACGGCCAGAGCAGACTTGGTGCGGAACATCGCGCACTGCGGGACGTGGCTGACGCCAGTGTCCATCTTCAGTCCACTGAACGGCTGGTTGTAGGTATCAAAGCCAACGTCGCTGCGACACCAGCCATAGACAACGTCCGCGTCACCAGCCTCGGCGATGAGGCGTTCGCAGTACGCAGCGTCGATGAGGTCGTCGTCGTCTAGCAGGATGCACCACTCAGTCGTGACCTGCTGCAGCAGTTGCTGCTTGGTCCACGCACCGCCCTTGCGTTCGGTGTCGAGCAGGATCAGGTGTTCGCTCACTGGCATTGTTTGCGCCTTCACGCTCTCAACGCACTCAGCGAGCATCTCCTCTCTGCCTACGATCGTTGCGGTGCAGACCGTGATCACTTGCCCCTCTTTGCCGCCCGGCGCTGTTCGCGGTTAGGTGCAGCAGCAGGACCCGGCGCCTGTCGCTTGCTCAGCAGGTCGATCATCGGAACCCAGTCACGCTCAAAGACAAGGTCGGCGTCGTAGCGCTGACCGAAGCGACGGACTGCGGCGCGGTCAAACATTCTCGCCTTGGTCTTCTGGTAGTTGTCCTCAAGTGCGTCGGTGATCTCGGTGACGTTAGGGACGATCCAGAACGAGCCTTGGAACTCATCCCACGAGCGCTGCCCGCCGATCTTGGTGCCATACGGCCCGCAGAGTTCGCTGCTTGCAGCCCAGTCGCTCACGATGACTGGGGTGCCGCAAGCCTGTGCCTCAACGGTCGGGACGCCAAAGCCTTCCCCCATTGAGGTTGCGAGCAGCACATCGGCAGCGGAGTAGAGAAACGGCAGCGTGTCGGCTGGGATGCCGTTGCGGAACTGAATCGGCTCTGGCCACTTGATCCGCTCCATCGGTGCGTCAAGCATCTGCAGGTAGCGTGGCAGGTGCATCCCATCGGACAAGCCTTCAGGCTCGGTGTGGATGTACGCCCAGGCATCAGGGTGCTTCTTCAGGTGACGGACCAGCGCTTCAAGGTTCTCCCCGAACGCCTTACGCACCGGCACGCGACCGCGGTTCGCGGCGTTCATCATCGTCAGGTGCGCGTCCTTCGGAATGCCCATCGCCTCACGAGAGTCTTGACCTCGATCGGTGAACAGCGTCTTCGTGTCAATCGCGTGCGGGATGTAGCCGACCATCTCCTCTGGCATTCCCTTTGCAAGCAGCGCCTTGCGCCCGAACTCGCTCATCGCGATCGCGTAAGAGCCTGTCTTGCTGAAGAAGTCAACGACACCCGGTGGTACTGGGTCGTGGTCAATCGGAACCCACCACGCAAGGTTGAGTTGACGTAGCTGCTCGGCAAGTCCGACAAGCGGCCAGCAGTCAAAGAGTCCGATGCTGACGCCGCCCCACGCCTTTAGGTTG